GCTAAACCAACTGCTTTAGCGCCAAACAGATGATTCTGTATGGTGACAAGCACGTTAGTATTGGCTGTACTTACATCTGAATTCTCAGGATCTGTAGAGATATCCAGGGCTTTTAATGGCAATGTCGCTGTTGTTGCGCCAGTAGTAACGTCAAGCTCAAGGTACGAAAGACCACTCGCTTCACTTCCTACTCCAGTGTTATCAACAATATCGAAATTACCAAACAAGTCAGCAACAGGGAAAGCAGCATCGGCTTGAATTTCAAACACATCCATAGGACTGTCAAAAATAAAAGCTACCGCATCAGTGGCCGCGTTTCCGGGCCAATAATTGCTCCATGTTGGCTTGCTAGTAGTTGGGTCTGTATAAAAACATCCGTTAAATACGCCTAGGATAATAGCACTAGTAGCACTACCTCCATCAGCTCTCGCAATACGAGTCACATTACCAGCAGTACCTTGAGTGACAATGTCACCTTGGTAGATGTTAGTAGTGTTGGTCGCATCAGCAGTTGTTATCCTGTAACGAGACTGACCTGAAGAGTTATAATTACCCTGCAGGTTACGAACATAACGGAGTCCAAAAGGGGCATCTAAATTTGCCATTTTCTAGTTCTCCTTAAACACAATCAAAGTTAATCATTTTTACTAGAAACACCAAATGACACCTTGCTTTTACGTTCTTGAGTTATCGGCATTCTAGGATCGCTCTCACGCATGAGGTTATTATCTACAGCATTCATCTGGTTCTCAGTCTGCTGTTCGTAATAAGCGTTCCTTTCCTCCGCTGTCTCTTCAGGTATTTTGGCAAGAATTAGACCACCAACGCCCACAGTTCCAGCATGCTTACCTTCTTCGATTGTAGGCAGATTAAAGCCTTCAACTTCAGATGGATGCACCGGCTCATAACCTTCCTGAAACCTTTTGTGTACATTGGTCTTGTCATCCTCATTTCTTATATGAGTTCTTACCCACCTATAACGCATGCCAGGTGGTGCTTCTGGTGCTTCTAATGCCTGAGGTGGCTTCCATGGCTGTCTGGATTTCTTATTGTCCCTAGCAGCTTGGCTCCTTGGGGTTCTTTTAGATCCAGCATTTTTAGTTTCTGTCATGATGCCTGTAACCTCATTTTTTGTTTTGCGTATTCCTTGAACGGAACACCTAGTTTCTTGGCTAATGCCTGCTCACTAGGGGTAAGCTCAACTCTACGATCATTTTGACTGCGTCCATTTCCTGTCGTGCGCGTACCGGAAACAACGGTTTGGACGGGTCTTCCGTTATTTCCTGCGTTAGATTCCGCTTTAAACTTGTTTGGAAGTTCTTCGCGTAATCTATTATCTAAATCAGAATAGTATTCATCAGACTCTAAGTCAATTCCAGAGTCAGCTAATTCTTGATGTATTACCATAGCTGTGCTGGTCATTATCTTATCGACACCAAACCATTCATTCTTCTCTGCCCACCCTTGAGCTTTTGAAGAAGGCTCAGAATACTGAGGCTCAGGATTTCTTTGAGCCTGTCTTTGCTCTTCGTACTCTTGAGGAGCTTGAGCTTGCCTAGCTTGAGATGCGGTCCAAGCCTTCATCTCTTCTTCATACTTGGCTAAATCTCTTTTATATTGCTCAAGATTATTTCGTTCAGCTTCGCTTCTGGCTAACTTCTGTTGCGCGTCAGCCATTAACTCAGGATCGCCAGACTCGTAAGCTTTGCTTACAGAGTTTTTTGCTGCCTGCGATTGAGCATCTACTCTTCCTTCAAACTCATCTTTATAGCTTTTTGAAAGATTTAAATTTTCATTCGCCGTAGCTTGGCTGTTTAGCTGCATCTGTGAAGATAACTTAGTGTTCTCTTCTTGCAGTTGCTTAACGTATTGCAGAGCCTGTAACTCTCTGCGCTGATAATCTTTAGCCTGCTTAACAGCTTGGTTAATTCTACCTTGGGCTGTTCTTGATTTTTTTTCTACCTCAGTTAGCTCTTCTTCGTCTTCACCTACAGGAGCTTTTTCAAAGTTTTCTTTAACTTCGTCTTCAGTAATAGGAGAGACTGAGGAAACATCCTCTTCACTTAACTCTATAAAGGTAGACTCTTCCTGAGGAACTTCAGAAGTTCTTCTGTCCTTTTCTGGAATTGCCGCTTTCTTTATATTGTCATCGTTTAAATTAGCGAGAGCATCGCTTAAAGTTTCTTCTGTCATGATCTACCTCACAAAGCTTTAATATCATCGGGATTTAGAATGGTGCCAATAACTTCATCATCATTAATGATTCGTACTTCAGCATCATCTTCTAAAGAAAAACGAGCACCTGCATATCTGCCTATCAGCACCCAATCGCCTTCTTTACACCAAGCTTCTCCAGCAAATTTGCTTTCATCTTGATATGCGATTGGACCAACTTTCAGCACATAAGCAACGACAGTAGCCAAACCTTCTCTGTCAGTAGTCTGTTTGGTTAACAGAATACCAGCGTCAGTTTTTCCTTTCCCTTTGTAAGGTAGCACCAGTAAACGCCACCCTGATGGGGTAGGCATTCTTTCCACTAGTGATTTTTCTAGAACTGTTGGATCTAAAACTTTTGCTTCTTCGGGTATATATGCGTCTTTTAAAGACGGTTCTGCGATAATGTCTGTTGCCAGATCATTCATCGAAATCTCCTTCACTTTGCAACGCTTTCCTAAGTTCATCTCGCAGGGTGCGAAGCGCAGACAATTCACCCATTACGAATCGGTAATCTTCCATGTTTTTAATATTACCACTTGAAACGTATTGTACTCTATCACTTTCAAGTTGTTTTATTTTTTCATGTATAAAGTTTGCTAAGTTTACTGAATCCATTTAGCTATTCTTCTGCTCCGCCATAGTAAGATGGGGGAGCCATTCCAACAATGTTAGTCATTCTTGGGTCAGCCATTCCTGCATACTGAGGGGGTGGAGATCCATACCCTCCAAAGACATACGGATTTCTTGCTGGCTCAGGAACATACGTTGTTTGCGAAGGCGGCATTGGCATACGCTCAGGCATACTAGGGGGAGTATTCCATGTAGAAGGATCTTGGTAGTTAAACTCCCCCTCTAAAGTAGCGCCGCCATAATTTTGGCCTTCATTTTGCTGTCTAGCCGCATCAAACTTCCAGAATTCATCTTCAGAGAAGACACCATCATCACCCATATCAGCACCTTTTCTACGCAAAGTGTCTAACGCTGCTTGACTATAAGCTTGATCACGATTAACTCGGTTGTTTGGGTTTGTCCCATATCGAGCATCGGAAGGTCGCCAATTATAAAGCTCCTCATCTGATATCTGTCTATCGCCATCGATGTCAGCACCAGCATCAATATCGGCTAACGCTTGAGCTCTTAGCTCTTCATCGGCCTCATAACCCTGTGGAAGAGAACCTCTCCATGTGCTACCGCCATTGCTCATCATCATTGGTGGGCGAGGTTGATAAGAAATCATTTCTTCTTCTTTATACGGCTGATACATAGGCATTCTAGGACGCATCTTTGGCATGTCGTAGATGAGATCATTTTGCCTTCGATCTTGCCGACTTGGGCCTCTGCGTGGAGGTCTTTGTTCAGCATTTTCTCTTGATCTAAGCATTTCCATTATGCGCCTCATCATGTCTGACCGATCACCGCCATCATCTGGCATGCGTGGCCTCGGAGGCTGACGTTCGTCTGGGTAACCAGACGGAGGTCTTTCATTCATGATTGGACCTCTTGGTCCTCCTATTGGACCCATTGGCCCCATAGGTTTCACAGGCATTGGTCTTGGCATTTGCGGTATTCTTTGAGGACCGGGACCAGTTGTGGGCATTGACATTCGCCTGTCATCACGCGCTCTTTGCTCGGCTGATGGGTTAGATCCTCTTGCGTAAGAAGTCATTAAAATACACCTTCAAACTTTGTACCACGAAGTGCTGCGCCACCTCCACGAGATTTTCCCTTGCCCATACCAGGCTTGGAAGAAGCATCTGTCTTTTCAACCTTGGCTTTTCCGTAACTAACTTTGCCTTGATCTTTAATTGTAAATCCGTCTTTCTCTACTTTATTAGACATTACCTATCTCCGAACATGTCGTTCATATTTTTAGTCATCTTTTCCGCAAGATTACCCATTTGCACTTTTTCTTGCAAATCTAACCTGTCTTGTGCGGTTTCGTTTTTCATTCCTGCAATATCAACCTGAGTATCTATTCTTTCTTCAGCTAACTCTTTCTGTGTATTTATACGTTCTTTATCTAAACCAAACCGCTTATTAGCTTCTTCGGCCTTACGCTGAACATCTGCAGACTTAATATCAAGCTCTTCTCTTCTTAGCCCAACTAAAGGATCTTCATCCTTCTTGGCCTCAAACTCAGGTGCAATCTGAGATACAAGTCTTGCAGTAATCTGAGCAACCTTTGTCTCAAGCATTGAGTTCATCTGCTGCATCATTGGATTTGGCTGTGGTGGTGCGCCCGGTGGCATTCCTTGTGGCGGCATTCCAGGAGGCATTCCTTGCATTTGCATTTGCTGTTGTTGTTGCATCTGCATTTGCATCTGTTGCTGCATTTGCATGATCTGAGGATCTTGCTGCGCTTCCTGCCTAGCCATCATATCAATATGGGCATAAACGTGAGCCTGCACTAACCCCTGAATCTGAGGGTTTGTCTGACAAATAGCAGAATTGTAAAAGGCCATATGCACCACAATGTGTGCTCTATGGTCTTGATCAGGGAAAGGCACAGCAGGCTGCATAGTCGCAAACCCTGCGTTTTCCATAGCCGCCGCAACTGGTTGTGGTTGTGGGGGCGGAGGTGGCGGAGGCAATATCTGATCTACTTGCTGTACGCCCATCGCTTCATACATGCGCTTATACGCATTGTATATCCCTGTAGGACCATGGATCTGAGGATTTGACTGCACCATCTTCAACATTTCTTGAGCTAACATAACGCGCTGGCTCATAGAAAAAATGTTGGGATCACTTACAGGGATTACATCAATACGATCATCAAAGTCAGACTGCTTGACGTTTTGATCGCCATTGGCAGTCATGTAAGGATACTGTGGAGGCAGATAGGTCTTAAACAAACCTGCTAACAGATTGAATTCTATTCGCTGAGAGTAATGCAATCGCTTATGAATGGCGCTCATTACGCGACTGCCGCGCTCAAGCAATGCAACTGTCGTTCCTACAGGCGCTTCCGCATTACCATCACCAACTTGCATGTCACCAATTGAGGCAAACCTTCTGCCAGCATCAACCAACATACCTAACAGCGTTACCATCGTGGCACTTGGTTCTTTGAACGGCAGAGGCATTAAGGCATCCCGCAAAGACCCACCCGGTGCGTCCATATCCCTGAACTCACCTGGCTGAATAGGCACATCATCATCTCTAATCCTAATGCCTCTAGCTTTAAATCCACCAGGTAGGTTGGCTAACGTGCCTGCATCAATCAACTGCCTAAGTATTGACGTAGCGCCTCTCGACAAGCCACCAATCATATGCGTCAAGCCAAAGCCGTAGAAACCTAGTCCGGGTAAAAACTTGTAATGAACAAAGTAATCTATTCTTTTTCGCAGAATATCTTGTTGATTGTAGTTTCTACGAATAGATAAAATTGTAGATTGCTTGGGAAGCATCGTAAGGATATACGGAAGCTTAATTCCTGTTTCTTCACCCTCTTCATCTAGATCTTCAAAGCCTGGAAGATCTAGATCAATATGCATCTCAAGGATTTCGCACTCATCAGATCCCGAACCACCAGAAGGTTTAACGCCTTGAAGCTCATCTATCTCTTCACTAATACCATCATCGCTATAGGACGGGCTAGAAGCATAGGATATATCTGACTTCTTATAGAAACCTGACTGCTGCATCTTCTTCACATCATTAAGTGACATGTCGATGATGTGGGTAATTCTTGTTGCGCTCTCTAGGCTAGAAGCACCATAAGGTACGACTAACTTCTCAGAGGGAATGAATCTTGATACTGGGCGATCTAAGCTTTGATCGAAATGAACTTTCCTGAAGGCGCTGCCTGACAATGGAAGGTAGAAAAGCAGTTGGTCTGTTTCAGGATCATATTCTTTCATTACCTGTGTGATCTGGTAATTCATGAACTCCTGAACTCTTGCTGCCTGAAGGTCTGCATTCGGACTCATCATGCCAACAACCTGTGTCTTAACAGGGCCACCAGCAGGTAAAAGTTCTTTGTATGCTTGTGCTTGGAACTGGGTAACAGACTCAGCGAGAAGCGGATGGATAATGCCTGATGCGCCATCAAAGGGCTCAGTTCTTTCCTCAAACTTCATCCCAAGGAACTCAAGACCTTCGCGGTATTGATCTTCCCACTCTTTGCGAGAAGACTTGTCATCTTGGAAGTCAGCTACACAGTCAGAATAAATGCGGCCCAGATCGCCATCATCAATAAGCTCTGCAAGGTTCTCAAAGAAATCCTCACCTTCACTCATCATAGGCTCTGGTGGAACACCCACCAGCATAGTGCCGTCTTCTAATATCTCGTTATCGTCATCGTCAATATCGCCAAAGATATCATCAATATCGCTAATATTATCTACATCGGGATCAAGATTTATTTCAATCTCTTTTGAATTATCTTCAATGTCAAGATCAAACTTGTCTGCATCATCAACACCGCGCTCAATGGCCATTCGGCTTCCTCATTACGTTACTCGCTGTAAAGGTTGTCAAACACTCTACCAGTATCCCATACATAACCTACATCTTCTTTTGAGTTGTAGGATCGTTGATTTGGCTTAAAGTCAGGTGCGCCTTCGCCGGTTTCAAACCAAGCAGGGTGCGTTACTCTAACTCTATTGTTGGGTAAAGCTACTATATTGCCAGTGTATTCTCCAGCGTCAAGCAATTCTAGTATATGGCTTTGCTTATGTTGAGCGGGATCATCAGCTACTTCGCTGTCAGTATAGTCTACTGTGCAGTAATACTTGGCCGGGTAGAACTCTCCATCAACCTTCGCAATCCAGGGCGCGGGAGAAGCTCTTTCTATTTTGTAAACAGAATGATGGTGCGACATACAGTCCCAGGGTTGAGCTAGATAAGGCGGCAACTCTTCAGGCCACTCTTCTAACGGCACATCTGCAACTAGCGCAGTGATAGGCATCCTCGCCCACATCGCGCCTCCATGAACATTGTGACCGTCTTCTTCATCATCAGACTCACAGCCTGTAAAAATAACTTGAAAACTCAAGCATCTACTTGGCATGGCAGTCACGGCGACAACCATAGCGTGTAAGAACTCACCATGGTATCGCTCATGATTAACCGTGTACTCTCTCCTCACCCAAGCTTTGAAGTAAGGGATGTTACTTTGTAAATAAGGCATTATCCAATTGACCCTACCAGCTTACGCTGGGTTAAAAATTATTACCTCATAGTAGCGCCATAGCCACGAGTTGCTGCACCTACGCCCCTAGCCTTAGCCGCTAATCCGCCATTGGCATAACCCTTCTTCTTCATGGCTCCTCCGTTTGAATAGCCTTTCTTCTTCATCATGCCACCCATGTTCTTTTTGGCTACTCCACGACCTTGCAGTATGTCTGCCTGTGTAACTTTGCCGTCTTTATTAAGGTCAGGGAATTTTGATGCCTTGCCTCCATTAGCGTAGCCTTTCTTAGCCATACCGCCCATAGCGTAACCTTTCTTCTTCATTGCTCCGCCTTTGGAGTAGCCTTTTTTCTTCATCATCATGCCGCCCATGTTTTTCTTGGCAGCAAGATCAGACTTCTTGGTAGGTCTACGCCCTAGCTTGTCATAAGCATTGAGGTATGTGGTTAAGCTGCTTTTCTTGCTGGGATCAAGACCAAGCTTTGATAGCTGCTCACGGGTGACGTTAGCTTTTAAAGTTTTTCCTTCGCCTACGTTACGAGCACCTTTTGAATTATCTTTTCCAGTGACTGTAGCTCTTTTAGGTTTGTTTAAACTTAAATCAGGCGTTGTTTTTTTCTTGTCGCTTAGAGAGGTTTTAGTTGTTGCGGCACGTTTTCTGGCTACTTCTGCAGCGCGTTTCCCAGCATCTGTAAATGCTTGCCTGCCTTCAGCTCTTCTTTTCTCAGAAGCAGCCTTTTTCTGTGCAGCCGTCTGTGCAGCAGTAGGAGTAGGTGTTGT